CTTCGTCGGCGTCAGGGCCGGACCTCGCCTACCCAAGACTAAAGACCTCCGACGCGGAGGAAGGGCTGAGTGGTCATCGGGCCTGCTCCTCCCCTCGTGACGTAAACCGCGAAACTTGGACGCGAGAGAGAAGTCCCGCGCGGGACACGAAGGACCGACTTCGCGCCCCGTGCCGACCCCTCCCCCTATCCGGCGGCTTGCCGCGCGCCAGAGGGCTCGGATCCGAAACATCGAAACAGCGGCCCGAACGATGTTTCGGTGTTTCGCTTCCGCGGGGAGGGTGCGAGCCATCATCGGTCCCTGCCTGCGAGCCAGGCGGCGGTGGCATCGTCTTGTTCGGGCTCCTGCACCGCGGTGAGCGCGGAGCGAGCAGACGGCGTGAAGCCGAATTCGCGAGCGAAGGCGCGGATGAGGTCGGCGTCGTCGCGGACGATCTGATGGAGCGGGTTCTTGATGAGATCGCCGCGTCGGGCGCCGCGGACGAGCGGGCCGCTCTTCTCCAGCATCGCCGCGGCGTGTTCGTACCGGACGACCGACTCGCAGTAGACGCGGAGGGCGTCGGTGTCGACGCTCGTGAGGATGCCGCTCGCGCTGTAGTCGCGCATGACCCGGTTCCAGATCGCCTGCGCCGCATCGCTCATACCGGCCGGCATGACCGGGGTGTTCTTGACCTTGGGCGCGTTGCGATTGAGGCGCGACGAGCGCCGCTCGCCGTGGAGCAGCTTGAGCTCTGTCGGCATCGGCGCCGGACCACGAGCGCCCATCAGATCTGCGCCGCCTCCCGCCCGGTGAAGTTCCCCCAGCGCTCGATGGCGACCTGGGCGTAGCGGGGCTCCAGCTCTAGGGCGAAGCAACGGCGGCCTAGCCGCTCCGCGGCGATGATCGTCGTGCCGGAGCCGACGAAGGGATCGTAGACGTCGCCTGAGTGGTTGGCGATGGGGGTCTCGAAGAGGACGACGGGCTTTTGGGCCGGGTGGTCGTACTTCTCCTCGGTCGAGCCGCTCATGATCATCTTGGGGGAGGGTGCCGGCCAGATCGTGCTCTGAGTGTGGTCGGACCCGACGAAGAGGTTGGGCACGCCCGGACGCCGCACCGCCCAGCAGGGCTCGTGGCCCCAGTGATACCAGGACCGACCCAGCGCGAACAATCCTTTGTCCCAGATGATCTGGGACACGATCTCGAAGCCGATCCGCTCCAGGCCGACGGCCACCTCGGCGGCGTGGACGCCGGCATGCCAGACGTAGCCGACCTGGAGGGATGGGACCAGAGCGAACGCGTCGGACCAGTCGGCTCGCGTGTCACCGCTGAGCGTGGTGTTACGATGGCCCGTGGTGCGCCCGTGGCGGCGTGTGGGCCCTTGAGTGGCGTCGTCTGCGTCGGTCCCGCCATCGATCCGCATGTAGGGCGGTTCGGCGGGACCCAGGGCGTTGTAGACGCCGTCGCGCCAGGTCGGGTCGAGTGAGACACCGTAGGGCGGATCGGTCACTAGGAGCGTCGGCTCCGCACCGGCCAGGAGGCGAGCCACGTCTTGCGGGTTGGTGGCATCCCCAACTAGTAATCGGTGATCACCAAGCCTCCAGAGCTCGCCCGTCTTGACGTAGGGCTCCTCGGCTGGCTCGGGCACCTCGTCGGGGTCCGTAAGGCCGACCTTCGGATCGGTGCCGGCCAGGTTACCGAGGAGTGCCAGCAGGCCCGCGTCGTCCACGGTGATGTCCGCGAGGAGGGCGCGCAACTTGGCGTCGTCGGCGGTCGCCATCGCCCCGATGGGATCGAGGGTGGCGATGACGAGTGCCTCCTCGTCAGGGTCGAGGTCCACGTACAGGACGGGCACGGTTGGCTCACGGCGACTGATCGCGAGGGCCACGCGAGCATGGCCGTCCACGACGAAGCCGGAGCGGCGGTTCAGGAGGACCTGCCCGACCCAGCCCACCTGGTCGAGTGCGCCGGCGAGGGCGTCCTGCTGCGCTTTGGGATGGACCCGCCAGTTCGCCGGGTTGGCGAGGAGCTGGTCGGGGGATTCCTCGCCCGATCCGACGATCCGGTTGCGCCACGCGACAGTCATCCTGCCTTCCTCCGACTGGTTACTCCGTTCGGGACCGGATAATCCGAGCGGAAGAAACAGCGAAACTCGTCCGTGCGCACGAAAAGGGAGGGCGCGGACGTTCGAGACTCGCCCGGCCTTCGATGCCTCCCCACCGGTGGCCCTGTACCTAACGAAGTGGGGGTATGGCGACCCGCGCCAGCTCGTTTGCCTAGCGGTGGGCCTTGGTCTCTCTCTGGCGGACTATGCACAAGCATTCCGCGCCTGGATAATTCGGTGAGCATTGACCAGCCGTGCCCCGAGTTCGGAGTTGTGCGAGCGGCAGAGCACGCGCAAGTTGCGAGGATCGAACGGAGCCCCGCCATTGGCCAGCGGTACTACGTGATCGGTCGTTAGATCCGGTCGGCGGCACACAAACGACGTCATGCCGGCCGGCAGCTCGCCGAGACTCGCCGCCTGGGCACCGGCGTGGCGGTGCGCCTGTGGCCCGCTCCGGGGTCGGTAGCGGACAGATCGACCCTCGCGCGCCTCCGTCGTCCCGGGGCGCCCGCGGGGGAACGAGCGGGGAGACTGACTCACGAGCCCTGAGTTTCGCGAGGATCGTGTCACCGCTGAATCGTGAGCCAGATTGACGCTGCGGTCTATTCGCCTGCGGTGCTACGCCTACGGGACCAACCTCGATCTGGAAAAGGTCCGCTCATTGAAGTGGTTCGCGATCCACTCCGATGGGCGACAATCACGCCGTGCTCTTGTAGACGGAGGGTCAAGTGACTCAGTACAGCGAGCGCGAACTGGTGCTGCCGGCGTTAGCGCTTCTGGACCGGAGCCAGGCGGGCCTAACGACGTCTGATCTCATTCGGGAACTCACGATCATCCTCAAGCCCGACGGGCTCGACGGAGAGATCCTGGCTGGCCGGAACGACACCTATTTCAGCCAGAAGGTCCGGAACCTGGTCTCACACCGAACCCTGGAGGGGCCTGGGCTCGAGACATATGACGCAGCTCGGCAGCACCATTCGATAACGCCAGCAGGCCGTCGCTACCTTGCCGAAGCTCGCGAGCGAGGCGACCTGGCGGAGCAGCTGATCCCGGGGCCGACGCTTCCTCCCATCGAGGTGTTCCCCGATTACCAGTCGGCCAACGAGACTCCTACAACGCAGCCGCGGGATCCGTTCTCTGTCGATCCCAACGAAGTCGACAGGGCCCTCGGCTCACACGCGGCCACCCAAAACGCCTTGGCCTCATGGGTCCTTTCGAAGGGAATGGCGCCGCTTCGCCCCGGTGGTAGCGCCGCGGACTTCGATCTCGCCTGGGATGACGGCGCGACATTCAACGTGGCGGAGGTCAAGAGCCTGACCCGAGCCAATGAAGTCCGCCAGCTTCGTCTAGGTCTGGGCCAGGTTCTCCACTACGCGATGGTCTTGGGCGCTAATGGGCGACTTGTCCGCGCCGTGCTCGCGATTGAGCGAGCGCCCACCGATCAACGATGGACCTCACTTTGCGCAGCCCACGGCGTGGTGCTGGTGTGGCCGGGTGAGTTCCAGCGACTCGAGACGCCAGCAGTTGCCTGAGGCTGTACTCAGTAGTTCGTGATGGTCAGGTGGGTGGTTTCGCGGTCGTTTCGGGACTTGATCGTCCACATGTAGGTCTTGTCGGCTTCCGCCATCCGCCAGCGATCCGACCGGTAGAGGCGCCGGATCATGGGCGTGTCCTTGATGACGATCATCACGCTTGCCGACAAACCTTCGAGGACCCGTTGAAGACGCTCTTGATCGCTGCTACCGAAGGGGAGGTTGTCGTAGTCGCTGAAGTCGCTGTCGTAGGGCGGGTCGATGAACACGAAGTCAGACCGAACCGGTGCCGTCTCCCGTAGGAAGAGCTCGAAGTCTGCGCATCGCCACGTGGTGTTCTGCAGGCGTCCCAACATGTCAGGGCTGAAGAGGATGTCGAGCTTGTCAGCAAGCGACTTGCGGTTGTAGGTGATTCCCCCGTACGGGACGTTGAATTCCCCGCGCGAGTTGAAGCGAAACATCGCGGCGTAGGCGAACTCGCGGAGGAAGAAGAAGTCCGCGAGTCGAATGTCATTCCTGATTCCCAGCAAGCGCGCGCGGTTGTACCGAGCCCGCATTGACATGTAGAAGGCTGCGCGGATCGCCCCCTCTATGTTGGCCAGGAGGTCTGGGTTGGAAAGCGTCTGGCCGACAGCCGTCTGGATGCGTCGCATCCGATCGAACTTGGAAGGGAGGTCCTTTGAGAGCCGGGCGGCAAACGCGTCGTCGAGTCCCGAGCCTGCCTTATCCAATGCTCGCTTGAAGGCTCGACTGAGACGGGCTGCAAACACGGGCTCTAGCCCGGATGATCCTCCCAGGAACACTTCCGAAAGGGTCCGGTAGACATCAGCGAACGACGCGAGTGCATCCCAAGCTCCGGCGACGCCCGAAACCGCATCGCGAAAGGACCCTCGCTCGTCTGCTGCTGCTCGGTAGAGCTCGATAAGGTCTTCTGCGGCGTCATTTACCCACGCTTCGACATCCTCGGGAACGGCTAAGAGTACGGACCCGCCTCCGACGAATGGATCGATGTACCGCCCGGTCAGCGCGGGAGCTGCTGCGGCGATCGCCGGCAGCTCTTGAGATTTGCCTCCCGGCCATTTCAGGAAGGGCGCCAGGGTGGGTGATGCCGCCAATCGATAGCGGGGGAGATCGAGAAGGCGCAGCTGTGCGTTCACGCTCTGCGCTCTCCTGCCGTTCGGGGCCTTTGGTACGCAAACTCGACTCGGTACGTGAGGGCAGCCCTCGCCTCAGGCACCGCACCTTCTGATCTTGCAGGCGCAAGCTGAGGGTTGGTAGCCGTTTCTCCACGAACTCCCGTCCACAACTCCTCCACAGAACTGTCCCGCTCGTGGATGAGTTGAGCTCGGATGTGGACCACCCGATCTCTGCTACCGCCGGGCATTGCGATCGCGCGGCTCGGATGTCCCAACGCTTCGTGGTGGACGCCCG